ATGAGTACTCGAAAATACCATCAACTACAGTAGCGTTAGATACCACTTTAGTAATGCTTTGACCTGCACCGTCCCATATAATTGAAATCTGGCCTAGACTATTAGAGGAGAAGTTAGCATTACCTAAGTTCAACAGATAGGTTAAAAATGTCGGAACATTATCTCTTTCAATAAACTGAAAATGCGCTGTATATCTAGGTTCTTGACCACCTTTACCATCAGATACTAACTGGTCACAGTACTGAGCATACAAGTAAAAGGAACCTACATCAATATCACTAGCAGCAATCTCTAAACCCCATTCAGAGTCTAAGAAAGTAGAGCCATGTTCTCGTAGAACCCAGTAAGTTATCCAAGCTAAGTTATCAGTATATTCTCTAACTGACTTAAATGCACCATTCCATACGCCAGTACAAGCTCTAGTAGTTGGGTTATAATTAACTGGTAAAGGTAATTTAATACCTTTAACTTTAAACTTAATTTCAGGAATTGAACCACCAAACTGGGCAGCATCCTTTAAAGTAACACCAACTAAAGCTGTATGTGGGTAAGTTAGACTAGACTCAACTATAGTAGTTATAGCGGATAATGCTGTAGTGCTATAATGCCTATCATCCGAATCATCAGCAGAATCTCGGACAATCATAATGCCCCAAGAATCTAGCTCTCCGGTAGTAGCTGGCTTTTCTAATCTTACATCCCATGAATAAGGATTAGTACATTTACCATTCTTAGTAATAGTACTAGCTAATTGCCAACTTCCTGGACTACCGTCAAATGGTTGATGTCTTTTGTAAATAGATAAAGTAACTGTGTAACCTACTCGGTCTCCTAGGTCTGTTACTTGCATTAATCTAGGGATAGTTAGATTAACCCTAGCCGCATCATACATACCTAAAAGTGAATAGATATGCTGAATACCAGCTTTTAACTCAACTGGAAAGACACCACCACCAGTTAAAGGGGCTTCTACTTCAGAGAAACCTTTAATAACAGTCTGGTCAACTGTACCTTGCCTAACCTCGTAGTCTATAGTAGAACTATAGTTACTAATACTCGCACTATTTATTAAAATGTCTTGGACACTATCTATTTGACCTTCGGATAAGGCAAATAATAGTCTCATTGTCTGTTTAGAGGATAAAGTATCGGCAGCTTCTACAGGAGTATGTCCACCACCTTTCTTTTCACCATAAATTACTGGTAAGTTTTCCATTATGCTGTAACCTCTTCTGTAAATGCACCAGATGAAATAAGTACTGCGCCACAGTAAGGATTACCAAATATAAGTGGTACACTACCACCTTGGTTTCTTACTATAGGTGCGCCATTAAATAAATTAGATTTGTTTTGAGCTGAGGCAGGGTCAGATGAGAATTCAGGAGTAGGAGACAAAGCAGACATTAGCATATTTAAACCAATGCTAAGAGCTAAATTAAGTACCATAGTTATTGCTGTAGCATAAGTAGCCATAAAAGCAGCCACAGAAGCCATAACCCCTCCAGCGGCTCCAGCTGAAGCCGAAGCAGTCATTAAAGCACCAGCAGCCCAACCTACAGCAGCAGCAGGTAGTTCACCATCTACTTCAGGAACAATCAACAAAGTATCAAAACCTTCAAAACTAGAAAACACAACCTCAGGTACTAAAGCTACAAAACTATCTTCTCTAGTAGAATCAGCTAATACAAACTTATAGTTATTATTTAGCAATTCATCAGCAAAGCTATCACCTTTCTGCAAGCGGAGCAAACTAACTACTTCTTTTATATTAGAAGCAAACAATTCAAATACCTCAGGATTTTCACCTGAAAGAATAACAACATTTAGTTTAGCCGACATATTTTAATACCTTATTTATTCTTCCTAAGAAAGTTTCAAAAGGAACTGATACACTAATCATACCTTGATGAATAATCTGACCTTTCCAATAGATACCTAAATGATTACAAGTAAAGCCACCGTGGTCTAACAGAACTAGATTACCGTCTGTAAGTTCCTCAAAAGGAATTTCTTTAAACCCATAATCCTCGAAATAGTCACTAAATATATCATTCATGTGCCTAATATCTTGATAATCTTTATCTACTAGAGAATCTCTCAGAATAATATCAAGTTCAAACCTATAAAAGTCCTGAACTAAGTTATAACAATCATAGATAAACCATTGAAAAGGTCTACCGATATACTCATTACTAGGAACTCTTGGAAACTGAATTGGGTCTGTAACTGTTAAACTCTCGCAGCCGACAATTAACCAAGGTAAACCAGTTTTCTTCTGATTAACATAATCAGTATAACTAGGGGTTCTTAAATCAAATAGTTCCTGTTTCTTTAAAGCTCTAGTATGGGAATGAACGACCGCTATAGCTTTGCTAAACCCTCTGGCATAGTCTATACTGTCTATTCTAAATGACTTTTCCGGTTCCTCAGCAGTATTCTTTACAGGAATAAAATCATCTTCAGTTAGGAAACCACACATTTCCTGCGGATAACAGTTTAAGGTATGTTCTCTAATCTTCTCAGACTGTTTGAAAGTCAACTCTATTCTATCTGACATTTTTATTAATCCCAAGTCCAGGAAAGTCTTTCTTTAACATCTGCCGTTTAGGAAGGAAAGCTCTTTCTTTATCTCTGAAATCCCTTAACTCAAAGGATAATGTAGTTCTATTATGGGAAGTCTTTTTAGCTATAAAGTATTTCAACGGTGGTAATGATACTTTACTAGAGGAATTCAAATAAGGTGTAAATGTTCTAATATAAGTAACAGTAGCACCTATAATATCCCCGTAGGCAAAAGCTAACTGACCAATATACTTATTAACATTAGCTATTACTAACTTTGGTCTTGGAGGCGCACCATCAGAAGAAAAAGATACTTCAGAAATCTGTATAGGGTACGGAACGTAGTCATTCCCACCAAAACTAACAGCTTTTATATTAGCTAGGTCAGTAGAGTCAGTCATAGTAGCTACTCTGAACACGTTACCAACTAGAGCCGGAACATTAGTAGAAGTTAAATCAATCTCAAAAAGCTCTACTAATGCTGGAACTTCTGATTTTAGAACATCTTGATTAATAGTCATATGTCGAAGACCTGAACTAACTTACAAGAAATAGAAAATACGCCATTTCTATTTAAAGTTTTTCTGGAATATCCTTCATTAGTGATTCTGAATTTCAATTGTACTGTTTCATTAGTAGGAGTCCAAGTTAGTATTCCCCAAGAACCAACACTATCTAATACAGTTTCTACAGTATTTCTTTCAGTTAATGTTAAAGCGCCCCACTCAACATTCCATGAAGCTACCTTATTATTAATCCCATTAGGTGCTATTTGTTGATAACCATCCCCAAACTGGGAGGAGATGGCTCTGAAACTAACAGACTTATCACTTGAAAGTGCTATTTTATTAGGTAAAGGCAAAGCTGTTGTAGTCATGTCTTATCCAAATTTAGTAGTTCTATTAAGTGAGTTGCCTGGTCTAGCTGCTAATCCGATTTCTTGTTTAGCTATAGTTCTCATCATAGCTTCTGCAATTTTCTGTCCTGTATCTGCGGGCTTTTCGTCCTTAGAACTTTGAACAGTAACTGCTATATTATACACATTACTGCCCGATTGTCCAGTACTATCAGCAATTACACCGAGTTTACCTTTAGAATTTCTGGTCAAAGGTAAAATAGCTTCTGGCCCTGCTTCGCCCATTAAACCAGTACCTTTAGCAAATGGGAAAATAGTAGGTTTAGATACTATTGAACCTGAGTAAGCTGAGATACCTGGGCCTGAAAACACACCACCATTAGCATTAGGCCATATTTTAGTAGCACCAGCCCCCCAGAAGTCTGTTCCAGATTTAGAAAAGGTATCTGTAAAAGCAGCACTTTGACCACTACTAAACATATCCCCAATCCCAGACATAGCCCAATTAGCTAAAGGTTTGATAACACTTCTCAAAGCAGCACTAGCCATTTCTTGAGCAATTAACTTCTGAATCTCACCAATCATAGAAGTAATTAAACTAGAGAAAGCTTGTTTAGCTGTCATAGTACCATTAGCAAAACCTGTGAAAGCATTAGTAAAAGAATCTGAGAATACTTTATCAAAATGTTGTGCTACTGCATCCGATGTAAGTCTAAAATTCTCTAATTCTTCTCTTAGTTTCTTTAAAGCACTACGTTCTTTTAAGTCTACTACACCAACAAGTTCTTCAGTCTTAGCTATTTCAAGTTCTTTAATTCTAACAGCTTCTTCCATAGATGCTATTCTAGCTTCATTAGCGGCAGTTATCTGTTGTAAAGCAGTAAACTCACCTATAGCTCCTGTATTTTTAAGAATGTTAGTTCTTTCTAAAGCGGCTTGATAGTCAGCTTCTTGCAAAGCTCGTTTCTCATCTATATCAGCAATAGCACCTTTTAACGCAACATTTTGTCTTTCTATTTCTAAGTTTCTAAGAGCAGCAGTATCTCCGGCAATTTTAAACTTTTCTAGCTTATCCCTATTAGCTACATCAAACTGACCTAAAGCAGCTTCACCACCTCTACCTTGGAAAGCGAGTACTTTAGCTTGTCCTTCTAAAGTCATTGCTTGGTATGCTCTAGTAGCATCAGTCTTTTCAATAATAGTTTTAGTAGCAAGTTTATTAGCCTCAGTTTCAGCTTTAATTAACTCACCATTTAATTTTTGAATCTTAACTTTATCTTTCTGAGCATAAGCTAATTGTAACTCTTGGTTCAGCATTTCTTTCTGAACAGCTAAATCAGTTTCCTG